AGGGGTAAGTTTATAAAACATATAAAGAATGGCTTGTTTAGCATTAAGTACTGGTAGAGCCTTAGCCTGTAAAAACGTAATGGGCGGCATTAAAGCCGTTTATTTTGCGGATTACGGAACGCTAGGAGCTTTATCATTAACAAACGGTGAAATCACTGGATTTGGTGGAACACCAGAATTTTTTGAGTTTGACGTTAAGGGTAGCTCTGGTTTAGAGCAAACTATTAACGCATCTCGCGAGAATGGTACGGTTTTCTACGAGCAGACATTAACTTTAGTATTAACAAAATTAGACTTACTAACTCAAAACGAGTTAATTAATATAATTGATGCTAGACCTTATGCTGTTATTGAAGACTATAATAATAATTATCTATTAATCGGAGCAGAAAACGGAGCTGATTGTAATGGTGGGACAATTACCACTGGCGTAGCCGCTGGTGACCTCACAGGATTTACGATTACTATGGCTGGACAAGAGAAATTGCCAGCTTACTTTGTAACTCCTTCAGTATTACAAGGAGCAGTTGTTGCGTCATTTGCAGCACCTACTCAAATAACACCGTAATAATAACTATTATTTTTACTTAAATTAAGCTACTTTTACGAGTGGCTTTTTTTATTAGCAAATTTATTTTTATTACGTTATATATATATGCAAGTATTAAAACCTACTACAGACCCGCAGACGTTTTATATTATTCCTAGAATATATAATATCGGACTGACGTTTAGCCTTAGAGACGACTCTACAAATACGAGTTTGTCTTATACGCCGACTGTAGTTAGGGAAAACGACTATTTAAAGATAACTGGCGTATTTACGTTGGTTGAGGGTCATTTTTACGACATAATAGCGCATAACGATTATAATGAATGGAATACAAATAATGACTATTGGAATTTCAGCCCAGACACTTGGGAAAGCGTAGACAAGAAAACATTTAAAGTTACTTTAGATAGAATCTTTTGTACTAACCAAACGATAGAGCAGTTAAACAACCAAGGTTATAATTTAAACAAAGGTGTTTATAAAACAGATAATTCATTTAATAACGATTACATAGTAATATGAGCAGAGGTAAGAAAAAAGAATACAAAAGTAATATACGAATGCTGAACTTAAGCCAGTATTCTCAGCCCTTAATAATAGAGCAAAAGAATAGAGAGTGGATAAGCTATGGAGCTGACAATTTGTATTTCGATTATTTAATCAATTCTTACCAGTCAAGCCCTACAGCGGTCGCTTGTATTACTGGTATTAGTCAAATGATTTACGGTAGAGGTTTAGACGCTACAAATTCTAGCAGACAACCAGACGAGTACGCTCAAATGAAAAGTTTGTTTACTGACAAGTGTACTAGGAAACTAGCTACAGATTTAAAGCTTTTTGGTATGGCATCTTTTCAAGTTGTTTATTCTAAAGACAGAACTAGAATTGCTGAAGTGGACCATTTTCCCGTTGAATGTCTTAGGGCTGAAAAGGCTAACTTTGAAGGCGAAATAGAAGCGTATTATTATATGGCTGACTGGGCCGACATAAAGCCAGGTGAAGAGCCTAAAAGAATACCAGCTTTCGGATTTAGTAGCGAAGAGATAGAAATATATTACATAAAGCCTTATAGACCAGGCTACTTTTACTATAGTCCAGTCGACTATGTCGGAGCTTTAGATTACCAAAATTTAGAAGCCGAAATAGGAACGTTTCATATAAACAATGTCAGAAATGGTATGACGCCAGGATTACTTATGAATTTTAATTCAGGTATTCCAGACGAAGACTTACAAAACGATATAGAGCGTAAGATTCTAAATAAATATACAGGCACTACAAATGCGGGTAAAATAATTATTGCATTTAATGACGATAAGGACCAAGCCGCTACAATAGACGCCGTACAATTAAGTGACGCTCACAATCAATATCAATTCTTAAGTGAAGAGTCGCAGTCTAAAATTCTAGTAGGCCATAGGGTTACAAGCCCGTTGCTGTTTGGAATTAAAAATACTAGCTCAGGCTTTGGGTCCAATGCAGACGAGTTGTCGACTAGCTCAACGCTTTTTGATAATACTGTTATTAGACCGTTTCAGGACCTTTTATTAACAGCCTTTGACGAAATACTAGCGTTTAACGATATTAGCTTAAACCTATACTTTAGAAGCTTACAGCCACTAGCTTTCGTTGACTTAGAAAATGCTATGTCTGGCGAAGAGGTCGAAGAGCAAACAGGAATAAAAGAAGAGGACCGTAAAGAGTTTAAAATGATAGACGGTTACGATGCTTACAAAACAATAGAAGAGGCTGAGGCAAAAGCTAACGAGTTAGGTTGTATGGGCTATCACGAACATTTAGAGCCAGACGGTACTATGTGGTATATGCCTTGTCAATTACATACAGACTTAAGCAAAAAAGACGACAGGCCCTATCTAACAGACGATTTAAGAGACGCAATATTAAAAGAGTACGCTTCACTAGGCGAAGACGAAGATAGTATCTTAGAAGACTTTGATTTGATTGACAGCCGACCAGCTAATGATTATGATAAAGCAATTAACGACAGCTTAGACTTAGCAACTCAGTTAGCGTTTGTGCCTAAAAGCACACCGAATAAAAAATCCGAACAGGACACTAGTATAATTAAAGTACGTTACAGGTATTACGGTAGTAACAATCCTGAGAGAGACTTTTGTAGAGATATGTGGGCCGCTCAAAAAGTGTACCGTATGGAAGACTTAGACAAAGAGAGTAGCGCTAATTCAGAGCTAGCACCCTCAGGCTCAAGCACTTACAATTTGTGGTTGTACAAGGGCGGGGTTAACTGCCAACATTATTGGGAGCGTAGAACGTACTTAAGAAAAAACAACGAGAGAATTACGGTAGCGGAAGCCAGACGTAAGATACAAGCCTTAGACCCTAGTTTAAGAGACGAGGCTAAAATAGAAACTAATGTCCCAGAGGTGGCGCAAATAGCTAAGCCTTCAAATAATTGGTGGTCATTAAAACCAGGATATAGAAGTTAAGATATGGCTACAGCACTTTTTATAAATAGAACAGACTTAGTAAGAAATACGATTATCTCGGGGTCGGTAGATACTGACAAATTTATACAATTTATTCGTATAAGTCAGGAAATGCACCTTCAGAATTATATGGGGACGGCGTTATACGACCAGATTTCAGACGCTATAACAAACGAGACTGTAACTGCGGACCAGACAGCTTTGCTTAATGACTATATTCAGCCAATGTTAATTCATTTTAGTATGGTCGACTACCTTCCTTTCAGCTCCGTAGAGCTTAGAAACGGCGGGTTGTTTAAGCATACCGCAGAAAACGCTACGAGTCCAACAACTAACGAAGTCGAATTTTTAGTACAAAAACATAGGAACTTTGCAGAGTTTTACACTAGACGATTTATAGATTATATGTCGTTTAATGCAGCTAGCAAGTTTCCTAAATACTGGGAAAATCAAAATAATCAAATGTATCCTGATATGAGCGCTACATTTACAGGCTGGGTTTTATAAAATGGATAAAAAAGAATACACTATAAAATTAAAAAACGTTAGTAAATTATTAAAATATGTTTACACCAAAGACGTAAAATATAAAGAAAATAAAAAGAATAAATAAATGGCAAATTTAACCAATACACTAATAAGCGCAACTTACCTGTCTATTTTAAAGACTAGTAACAATGCTATTTTGTCGGCTACGCCTGTTTTATTAACTGATGGCGGTGGCAATAGCTCAGGCCTTACAATTAATAATGCTGGTGACTTAATAGCTGCGGGGACTATAACGTTTAATACCGCTATAAAAGACGGTACAAACTTAGTTAACGTTACGAAATTTGTAGACGAAGCTGACGGTTTAACTAGTAACAACAACGATACTAGCATACCTACAAGCGCCGCTATAATTGACTACGTTTCAAATCCTAGTGAATTGGTTAGTTTAAATTTTAATAACGACTCATCCGCTGCAACTGGCGGGGTTGCTGTAGGTGGTTTATACCACCATAACGGAGCTGTTAAAATAAGACTGACTTAGTGGATATGCAAGATATAAAAATATACGCTTTGAATACAAGCAGTTTAGCTATTAGCTTTACAAATCTAGACACAATTTTAAAAGTGATACTGTTATTGGTAAGTATTGGATATACGGTTAATAAATGGTATTTAATAAATAAAAATAAAAAATAATGAGTCCAGCGGAAATATACTATAAAACTTGGTGGGGATTAGGAGCTTGTAATAATATCGGATGGGGTATTGTATATAAGCCTTTTGTCGATTGTACACCAACTCTACAGTTTGAGATTATAGCAGAAAACGGGGACTTCTTATTAACTGAATCTAATAACGAATTTTTAATAACAGAATTTCAATAAAATAAAATAAAATGGCAAATAAAAAATTTAGTGAATTTGAACTAAAAACAACGACTAGTAATGTTAGTCACATAGTAGGATATAACGGAGCGGAAAATGTTAGGATAACTCCAGCAAATTTCCTAGATACAACAGGCGGTCCGTATCTACCACTAGCTGGTGGATTAATGGTAGGTAATACTACTCACAATGACAATGTAAAATCTATTTACGGAACTTCAGGAGATGGACTAGAGATTTATCACGATGGTAATGATTCTTATATTAACGATACAGGCACAGGAAGTTTAATTATAAGGTCAGCCGATAATATTAAATTAGAAACTAACGCAGCAGAACTTTACCTTCAAGGTATTAAAGATGGTGCTGTAAAACTTTATTATGATAACGCAGAAAAATTAGTAACTACAACTACAGGTGTATCAGTAACAGGAGATGGAGTATTTTCAGATACAGCAAGTCTTGAAACTAAATTAAGTGGTAACGATTCTGCTTTAAATTTTACAACTGCTAGTGGAGATGTTTTTAGAATTGGAGTAAAAGACTCTGATGATAGTTTTAGAATTTCAAAAGATGCGACTTCTTTAGCAACAAATACACGCTTAACAATAGATACTAATGGTAATTTGGGTATAGGTACTTCGAGTCCAATAGGTAAAATGGAAATTAGCTCTTCAAATGTTAGAGCAAGCGCAAATGGTGGCGCTGATGAATTAGTTTTGCAAAATGATGGGTTTTGTGGAATAAGTATTTTTTCTTCCGATAGTACTGCTGCGCAAATATTATTTGGTGATTCTGTCTCTTCAGTTAGAGGTTTGTTTCAATATTATAATAGTACAGATACTTTTGTATTTGGGACTGCTGGAGCAGAAAAAATGAGGCTAGATGCTTCAGGGAATTTGGGTCTGGGTACTACAACACCAAATGTTTTAGGCACTGTCCCTTTTGGTGATTTAAAATTCCAAGTTGCTGCTGGAACTTTAGGTAGAATGGCTATTACAGGAAGTAGTGCTGGAACTCTAATAATGAATAACACTGGTGAAGCTGCGGAAAGAAAATTAAAATTTATTAGCAGTAGTGGTGGAGATTTAAGACTAGGTGCTTTTGACGATAACGGAACTGCAAGAGTACAATTAACACTTGATAATTCAGGGAATTTGGGGCTGGGTACTTCGAGTGTTGGCGCTTCAGATGGTAGATTAAAAATATCTGCACCAAGTGGAGTTAGTGCTATAGCTGGTCTGTCTTTATATGGAAATAATAGCGCGACATACGGCGGAAGTAATGTGGTTCGTTCTAAAATTGAAAGCAGTACAGATGGTACAGCTTTTGGTTCAAATATGTTATTTTCTACAAATGACACATCAAATGTTTATCAAGAGAGAATGAGGCTCGATGCTTCAGGTAATTTGGGCGTGGGTACTTCGACACCTAATAGTAAATTAACAGTTTATAATGCTGAAGCAGATACTTCAATAAATGTAAATACTGGAGCGAATGGCTCTTACCCTAAAAAAACAGGTATATCTTTTGGAGCAACATCTACAAGTTATGGAAGTGCTGCTTTCACAGGGGGTGCGGGAATACAAGCTATAAATACGGCTGCAAGTGGAAACCCAACTGATTTAACTTTTTGGACAAATAGTAATGGAACTCCCGCAGAAAGAATGCGTATAGATAGTGGTGGAAATGTGGGTATGGGTCAAACAACATTGTTAAATACGGCAGCGGGAAGGGTATCTTTAACTGTTGGTGGTACTATTTCAGGAATTTTATCCTTTGGAAACGCTGGTACTCAATGGGGTGGTCTTTATGCTTCTAATGATGAAGTAAGTCTTTTTGGTAATAATTATGTAAAATTTTCTTCAGGAGCATCAAATTCAGAAAGAATGAGGATAAAGTCTGGGGGGGATGTTTTTATGGGTACTACTTCAAATATAGCGGGAGTTGGAACTGCAAGACTTACAGTAAAAACTTCTTCTAGTGGTTCATTTGCAGCAGCTTTTGAAGGCGAATACGGAGTAGGAATAAACGCAAATG